TCCACCGATCATGTGGTACAAACCAAAGCCGTAGAAGCCTAGACCGGGCAGGAACTTATAGCTCACAAACCAGTCACGGCGTTTCTTCATTTCATCTTCTTCGCGCCAGTTACGGCGAACCGATACGACGTTCTGGTTTTCATAGTCGATTGTGATCACGTATGGGATTGCGACTGCGTTGTCATCGTCCTCGCCGTCATCCATTTCCTCGCCATCAATGCCATCGAACAAATCGTAAACGTGCATTTCTAGCAGTGTCATTACATCATCATTGCTGTCGTCGTACTGATCGACACCTTCGATCTCACCTATCACATCGCCTGACGGGTCCATGCTATCGCCTGACCCATACGTTGTCGGCAGGTAGTACCCGTTCTTGACGTAGCGGTTGAAGTCATTCTTCGGCATACGAATAACGTGGGTGTAGCGTGGGCTGGTGTATAAATCTTTGCTCTCTGGGGCGACCACGAAATCTTCAGCCTTTACGAACTGGCTGCACTGGCGGTCTAGGTTAGCGTCCCACCAGACTTTCTTAAACGTGTGGCCGATCAGCGGTAGGTGAAACAGCATCTGGTCGAGGTCAGGGAAATACTCAGGCATTTCCTGCGTGATTTGGTAGTTCATAAACTCACGAACGCGGCGACCCTGCTCTTCTATTTTTTCGTCTGGAGAGCCAATGATTACAGTCTTGATTGGGCCACCTGACGGGTACAGCTCTGCGATTGCCTTGGCGTTAAACTGTGTGGCAGCTTCCGCAATCAGCGGGTGTACAACAACAGACAATCCGCGTGTGGCACGTTCGGATTCGCCTTCGTCCATGCCTCCGTCTGGGTCTAATGTTCTTAGCCCATCCTGATAACGCTCAAGCCACTCCGACCTAGCTTCGCGGTCATTCTCGTAAAAGCTGACCAGCTCACGCGCTTTTCGGGATAGCTCTTTCTCGTCGATTGTCTCTGCAAGGTTAATATCGAATTGTGCTGAATCAACTTCGTCCATCATGTCTAGCTCTGGGTCACCAACCAAAACATCGCCGTCAGGAAGCTCCTCAACCATTAAGCTGTCGTCTGGTAAGCCTTCAGCGAATGGGATAATTTTTGGATCAGCCATACATCGTCATCCTCTTGGGTTCGTTTATTTCGTCTTCTTCTGGATCGGTGCTATGTTCTAGGAACCAACCTTTTCGTAATCTTAACCACGCTTGGGTGCATGTGTCCACTATATCATCGTTTGGGTGCGCTGGAAAAGCAGCCACAATATCTATTAAATCTTTCGCCCAGCGCTTATCAGAGGGGTAGTATATTCTTCCGTCTTCTAAAAGAGCGGAGCTGGCATGCGCTCTTGCAACCTTATCACGATCTGGCGAATATGCCAATACTGGAACGCCAGCCATCCGCAAGTCTTGCAAAAGGCTTTGTCCGCTTGCCTTTTTTTCTATGAGAACAGTGTCTGCCTCCCACTCCTCATAAGCCTCCTGCGCTAGTTTTCGCAGCTCTGGATATGACGGCTTGCCCCAGTACGCTTCTAACAGCATGGCGCACATTGCTCCTTTATGGCGAAACACGCCCCAAGTAGTTCGCGCGCTAAAGCTAGAGCTTTCCTTACCCTCGAACGCGGTGTCCCATGATTGCAGCACATAATCAATTTCTGGAAGGTCACCGTCCCAAGGAACCCACCAGCTTGCCTTTAGGATACCGCCACCTTTGGGGCTAGGACGTTGCTGTAGCTGCCCAGCGGCTGCGTAGGAACCAAGGCTGCGCTCTAGGGTCGATAGCTCTTTCTCTCCGAACCTGTCGGGCCACAATAACTCACCCTCTTTGGTGCGCGGGTCGGTAAAGCCAAGAGGAGAGCGCGAGGGAGTAGGGTGTCCGATCTCGTACCTTGCTGGGAGGCAAAGATGCGACCACTCATCGCCCATATCTTGCAACAAATGTCCCGTTAGGTCATCATTGTGGACTCGCTGCATGATCAGAATAAAGCTCGATGTGCGAGGGTCATTAAGACGAGTTTGCATCGCTTGGTCCCACCACTCTAGGACGCCCTCCCTAACTTTAGAGCTATCAGTATCTGTAACATTATGAGGATCGTCTATGCATATCACGTCGCCACCATCCCCAGTGAGTGCCCCTCCTACAGATGTCGAAATACGATAACCTGACTTGTCATTTTCAAACCGCTGTTTCTGATTCTGATCATCGGTTAGCTTGAACTTGTCACCAAAGTGATTTTGATACCAAGGGCTGTCGATCAAGCGCCGACACTTAGTGCCGTCTCGAATTGAAAGGGAGCTTGCATAAGATGCGTACAGAAACTTCTTACTTGGCTGTCGCGTCCAAGTCCAAGCTGGCAAGGCAACGGCCACGCTGATTGACTTGGAGTGTCGGGGAGGCACGTTAATTATCAGGTGACGGATATCGCCTTCAACTACTGCTTGGAGGTGTTCGCTGATACAATCCAGATGCCAGTTGCTTTGGTATTCCACCCCCGGTTCAATTGTACTCCACGCTGCTTTCTGAAACTCACTAAGGCTGCGTTTATACTTCTCCGCTCTCACCTGTTCTATCTTCAATCCTGTTAAATGCTTTCTCAATTGCGTCGAGTTGGTCATCGGGTATCCTCGTTAAATCTATAACGTGTTGCTGTTCAATGTTTGCATGCACTTCTGATTTATCTTTTTGGTTAAGGTATTGTTTACCCAGCCAAACAAGCATCGTAGAGTTTCCCTTTTCTGCTGCCTGCCATTGCATACGCCGCAGAGACATCCTGCCTTCATCGTTGTGCCTTTTATAGAGGTCTTCAAAATTATTGTAGTCCATCTCTTTTAAACGTCTGTTTAGGGTGGTGTCTGACATCTCTAAAACGCTGCAACATTCTTCCATAGTGCATTGTATTCTGACCATGTTTAGTAGCTTCTGAAAGTCTTTATCTGTAAGGGGTTTAGACGCACCTTTAGGGCCGCGCTTTGCTACTGCTGTGCTTTCGACTTTATCTTTTGGCATTTAAATCACCGTTTTCTTGCTTAATGTATTTATAGCATAAATTCTGAATTATGATGAACTTCCTTCGAGGCGTTCATTATTCAGCTCCTCGAAGGTCTGGTCGGTATCTTCAAGCGTTGCTTTTTTGCCTGTAAATTCCTGCCAGCGCTTGATGATCACGTCGCAGTATTTAGGGTCGAGTTCCATTAGTCTGGCATGTCGATTTATTTTCTCACAAGCCATAAGCGAACTTCCAGAACCACCGAAAGCATCTAAAACTACATCTTCTCTTTTGCTGGAATTTTCTAAAGCTATACTGATTAATTCCACAGGTTTTTGTGTGGGGTGAACATATTTAGAAGTTGCGCCTCTACTCATTGACCAGACATCTGATTGAGCTTTGTCTCCACACCATTTTCCTTTTGTGTAAAAAATAAACTCATGCTGAAATCTATAATGTGAATTTCCAATACCAATGCTTTTTTTATCCCAGACAATGCAGTTATTAATTTCAATATCACATTCTTTTAAAGCCTGCTCGAACTCTGAATAGGTTCTCCACGTAAAGCACACATAAATTCCAGCATCATCTTTTGTGTTTTGTTTTGCTAAAAGCATAGCGTCTTTGATCATATCAATTAATTCAGAGTCTCTTTTTTTATCTCCCTTTATTACATCCCAGCCTTTTACTATCGAACCTTTTTCACTTGATCTGCCACTGCAAAAACTCATTCCATAAGGCGGGTCGGTAAAAATCATATCTGCCTTTACACCGTCCATTAATTTATCAACGGAGTCGATCAGCGTACTGTCGCCACACATAAGCCTGTGCTTGCCCATAACCCAGACGTCGCCTTCGACGGTTACTGGTATCTGCGGAACTTCTGGCACGGCGTCTTCATCGGTCAAGCCTTCTTCATCAGGCTCTGGAAACAGGTTAGCTATTTCGTCTAAGCCGAAGCCTGTCAGGGATAGGTCGAAGTCTAGGTCTTGCAGTTCTCCTAGCTCCACCTTTAGCATTTCATCGTCCCAGCCTGCGTTTAGGGCCAGCTTGTTATCGGCTATGACGTATGCTTTCTTCTGGGCGTCCGTCCATCCTTTAGCTGTCATCACTGGTATTTGTTCCAGCCCCAGCTTTTGCGCTGCGAGTAATCTACCGTGTCCAGCTATCAGGGTGCTTTCTTCGTCTATAAGAACGGGCGTTGTGAAGCCCCATTCTTTAATACTAGCGGCAATCTCAGAAACCTGTTCATCGCTATGTGTGCGGCTATTTCTGGCGTATGGGATTAATGTGTTGGTGTTTGTCAACTGCACTTGAGTTGCTGGCCAGCTTTGTGTGACTGACGTTTTGGCTTGTGCCATTCGGTTGGACCTTTCTTTTCAGTGGTTAGCTGTGATTATTTTTACAATGTAGTGCTGTTCTTTAAAAAAAGAAAGACCCACCGTTGCAGTGCGAAACCTAGCCGGGTGGGTCTAGTTAATGATGAGGTCACAGGCATGACCTAATCGAGCAGTATCTTTGGGCTATCACATGGCCAGCATTATTACAACAAATGCGAAGACTAAGACAGCGAAGGCTATGGCTCCAGCTATTTCTTTGCCCACCATTAGCACTGATGCGTGTGGTTTATCTGGATGGATTGTGAGGTGGCCTCTTAGATTGATTGCGACCCACTCGCCTAACTGGCAGGGCAGTTCGCCCTCTTGTGTGTAGACGAACAGGTTTTGATTACCCAGTCTTTTGCCTGAGTTCTCCTGCACCCAGTCGGGCATATCTTGATCGAAGCCTTTAAACTTCCATGATTTAATTATCATGTTTTATCCTCTTCAAATATTGAGTTACCTAACTCCAGTGGCAGCTCGACTGTTGATATTCTAAAATTACAGAATCCGCATGTTCTTCTTCTTCTAATTGTGAGGAAGCCATAATTCGTATGCTCTCTTGAGTTTGTGGTTTTTAATCTTTTTTTGCAGTCGGGGCAGTGTGATACGGCTAGGGTCATTTCATGGACTCCTTCATCTGCATGACGGCGCTTAAAGGATTAGTTGGCTGATATGCAAACCACCTTTTCAATCGCTTGGCCGCTTCTAAACGATTGAGGTTGGCATCTTTATCCTCGAAATATTCAAGATAGCGTTCACCCTCAAGGTGTTCGACCATATGATCAATCGCAACTTGCAACACGTTCATCTCTAGGTCTGAGACATTTAATGCCTTTAATGGATTGTTCATGCTGCTGCCTTTCTTTCTGAAGCCATATGTATTTTGTAAACCTTTACAGCCTCAGTAGTTTTATTGTCTTGAGCTAAAGGAGACACCTCAACAAACTTAATAAGTTCATCGATTGTCATTCCAAAAAATTCACACCGTTTTTTAAGAACAGTAATTGCACCTTTGATTTTCATGCTTCTGCCTTTCTAA